TCATGGCTGGACCTCCCCGTCGTCAGGTCTTGCCGGTGGCGTGACGAAGAACACGCGGGTCATGACGGCTGCGGCTTCCTCTAGCGGCGCGTCGTAGGTCTGGCCGTTGTGCTCTGCGTAGAGAAATTCGCCGTCCATGAAGAACTCGATAGAGGCATCGGCTTCGGTGTCCGGCTGCATGGCCTCAAGGCGTTGCAGGCGGTTTTCGATGGTGCGGCTCATGCTTGGCTCCTTGCGTCGAGTTCGCGGAAGATTTGAACGATGACGTTGCGCTGGGCGTCGAGGCTCAGGCCGGGCGGCGTGCTGGGCAGCGGCTCACGGGCAACGAAAGCACGCAGCCACGCACCGACATGGGCTTCGGCGCGGTCGTCGTCGATTGTTTGCTCCAGTGCAACAATCCTTCTTTTCATTGGGGTCATTGTTTCTTCTCCAGCAAGGCGGGGTCTTTCTCGAATGGCACGACGGGGAGGCGTGTTCCCTGCACCTGTTCGAGCACACGGCCCAGGTCTGCGGCGGTCATCGAGCAACCAAATACCTCCACAAGCTGCATGCCTGCCGATGCTTCAAGGGCACTGACTCGTTTCTCAAGGCCGGTCATTGCTTCTGCTCCAGCACAGCGATGCGGTTTTCAAGCTCTTGGGTTTCGATGGCACGGCGGCGGCTCTCGACAATCCCGGTCAGGGTCGCAGCCTCACCCGGCAGGATTTCCCCGGCGGCAACAGCCTTCAGGATGGCGGCTTGCGCCTCGGCTACACCTTCAGCCGTCTGCACTTCGGGCAGGTCCAGCTTTAGCGGGCGCTCCTTCGCAGGGGGCAAAAGGCGCTCCAGCACCAGCCGGATAGCGGCCATGTCTCCACCCTTCGCAGCCTCGATGCAGGTCCGGGTGATGGTGTCGGCCTCGCCTTCCATTAGCGCCAGCACGGCGAGCGTGGATTTGTGGCGGCTGCCTTTCGGTCGGCCAGGGTTACCGGGCTTGAACCTTTTACGGGCCGGGTCTTGATAGGCCGATGTCGTACTGTTTTTTCTGGTTTCGTCAGTCATAGGTCGTCGTCCTTCAGAAGTCAGGTTGTAGTCGGGGTGGGGTCAGTCATGGCCTGCCAAGGTGGCGATGCACGTCGGCAAGGTTTCGCGCCAGGAAGGCACAGCCTCCCGCGTCATTCACAAGGTCGAGGAACTTCTGCTGCTCAGGTCGTAGGTTGCCGGTCGGGCCTTTGACTTCCACGGCCAGCAGGCGACCGTCCCGAAGTTGGCCGATGACGTCACTGCACCCCGGCCACCCGAAGCGCACGAACTGGCCCTCTGCCGTGCGAAAGGCTCCCGAGTTCTGGCGCTCGGCCCATGCGACAGTCGGGTGATTGCGCAGGGCGCGCAGCACCTCCAGTAGCGCGGCAGCCTCGGGTCGGTCGTATTTCCTCGGCGCAGTGGTCTGTGGTTGGTCGCCAAACAGGGTGGGTTGCTCAGGCTTGCTCATGCGCGGGCCTCCCGTTGCTTCAGAAGCCATGCCGTCGCCACGTTCGCAGCCTCGCTCTGGCCGTGCCGGTCGGGGTGGCACAGGCGCACCAGCCGGCGCAGCATCTCGGGCGGGATGCCGAGTTCGTTACGCTGGCCGTCGAGTTCAAGCGCCAGCACGCGTAGGCGCAAGCGGTCACGTTCGGCGCGGGCCTCGGCAAGCTCTGCGGTCAGTTGCGCCAGCCGTTCGGGTGCGGACTTCTTCGCGGCCGGGCTCGACTTCCAGCACGGCAAGCAAAGGCGCTTCCAGTCCTCGCCAGCGGTGCGGGTGAAGGTGTCCCCGCATTCCTCGCAGGCCGCGCGCTCCAGGGTGTCGGCTTGTGCGCTCATCGTTCATGGCTCCAGAAGGGGGGCGTTTGGCTCTCTGCTGCGGTCTGTCGGGTTCCCGTTTTTTCCTTCCCGCCATTCCCGCCCCTATAAAGGGGGCGCGGGAATTTCGGGAAAACCCGGCGTTTCCTGTTTTTTCCCGTTTCGGGAATTTCGGGAAAGTCACGGAAGCCACAACCAGCCCCCCTGGTGCTTCAGGTTTCCCCGGCTCACCAGTCCGGTAACGGCTTGTTGTGCGCGCTCCCGGCGGCGCTTCTGCTCACACGGCAGCGCAGTGGCGGCGGCGGTAACTGCGGCCTCCAGTTCGATGCAAGGCCGGCCAGGCGGGGCGGATGCCTGCCCATAGGTGCGCACGTCCTTCAGCGCGGCGGCGATGGCGTCATATGCAAGGCGCTGATTGCCTCCACCGGGCAGGGCGGCGCGGCGGATGCCTTCGGCGGGGCGCTCGGTCGGCTCGATTGCGCACGATGTAATGGGCTCGCCGTCGTCGTCGGTGCCAAGCTCCACCACGTCGAGGCGGAAGGGGTGCGCGTCTCCGTCGCTCCCGTCCTTGCTCTTGGCGGTGCGCCATTCGCGGCGGTCGTCGTTGCGGCTCACCTCGATTACGGCATCAAGCGCACCCAATAGGCTTGAATGGCCTCGCATGCCTCGGGCCTGGTCCTTCCCCGAGTGATGCACGGCTAGCACCAGTCCGCCAAGCTCCGATTGCAGGGCCTTCAGGCCGGCGATGACTTCGCCCATGTCGCTTGATGTGTTCTCGTCCATACCGGGCGCGGATGCGGCCAGGGTGTCGATACACAGCACGCCACCAGCCAGGCCGGCGGCTTTCGCAGCTCGCACAATGTCGGCGCGGTCGGTCGGTTGGCGCACGTCGAGGGGCGCGGCAAGGAAGCGCATGCGCTCGGCTCCACCGTGCCGGGTCTGGTGCGCTTGCACTCGTTGCGCAATACCGGCTTCGCCCTCAAGGGCGATGTACAGCACAGGCGCGGACTGCACCCGATAGCCAAACCACGGCCGGCCGGATGCGATGGCGGCAAGTACGTCGAGGGCTAGAAAGCTCTTGCCGGAACCGGGCGGGCCGTAGATTGCGGCGATGCCCTCGTGCGGCAGCACACCACGCACGCGCCAGCGCACAGGCGGCAGTGCGGCCAGGTCGGCGGCAGTCATCAGGCGGAACCGTTGCGGCGGCGCTTTCGGGTTGCGCAGCAGTTCGGCCAGTGTGTCGAGGCCGTCGCGCTGGTGCAGGTCGTTGGCGTCGAAGTTCGGCGGACTCCCGGCGGGCATTTCAACCCATGCGCAGTGCATCGCCTTGGCAATCGCGGCGCATTGCTGTTCCTTGCCGGCGTCGGCAATCAGCACCAGCCGGGCGGCCGGATAGCGTGCGGCGAAGTCTCGGGCCACCTTTTCCATGCGGCCGGCTCCGAAGCTCACCACTGCGGCGCATCCCGTCGCCTGGTTGCAGCTCCACGCCTGCCCGATGCCCTCGCAGATTGCGACGGCCTGCCCGGCTCCCGGCGGGGTGATGCGTCCCACCACGAAAGCACCAGCCACAGGCCGGCCGGGCGCGTTCAATTTCCGCCCCTCGGTCGGTATGAACTGCACCGTTTGCAGCTTGCCGGCGAAGTCCCAGGCCGGAACCATCAGCGCACCGTCGAGGGCTTGCCCGGCGATGCGCTCGGGGCCTCGATGCACGCGAAGGCCGGCGGCGTTGCCTTGCTTCTTGATGATGTACGGATGCGCCTCTGTGGCAGGCTCTCCGGCCTTCCAGGCGGCTTCCACGTCGAATGACGGGCGCGTGCCTTGCTCGGGGCGCTGCGGCGCTTGTGCGGGCTTCTGGCGCTGCTGGTGCGGCCTCTGCTGCGGGCCGTTGTGTTCCTGCCAGCCGGCGGCCTTCGCCATTGCAAAGAGGGTGCCGGCTTGTATGCCTCCGTCCTCCTTGATGCTTCGCCAGACAGAGGCGCAATCAGCCTGCCCGGCGTAGTTGCCGGCGGTCGCGCTCCACTGGTCGAAGTCATCGAATTGCAGGCCGGCGGCCTTGGCGGCCATGCCGGCGCGCACCCATTCGGCGCGCTCGGCTCCGGCGTCGAGACTCCACAGGGCGCGGCGGGCGCGCTCGGGCTCGTTTCCGTTGCGCATGGCGCGGCTCACCTCCAGCCGGCAAGCATGGCGACCACAGCCAGCAGCGCCAGCCACCCGGCTAGCTCGGGGGCGATGAATCCGGCCTGTTTGCGCTTGGCCAGCGCGGCGGCGGTTGCGGGGTCTTGCCGGTCAAGGGTGTATTGCGCAATCGGCCGGGCGCAGCGCGGATGCTTGAACAGGCGCGAGCGGATGCGCCAGCCGTCGTATTCCAGGCTCTGCACATAGGCGGCGAGTCGCCAGCCGGGCCGGTAGTCGGCTTGATTCTGCGGGCCTGCAATCAGGGCTTCCAGCGCGGCGGCGGCGCGGGTGCCCGGCTTCGGCCAGCGGGCCGGCGTTACCGGCGGCAGGGTGTCCGGGAAAAGGTCGGCGGAAATGTCCGGCGAAATGTCCGAAGCGGTATCATTGCGGCGCGGTCCCAAGGCGCTCGCTTTCACTTCGGTGGGGCGGGCGTTTTTCATTCGGCCCCCCCGTCGAGAGCATCGGCCAGCGAGGTCAGGCGCTCGATAGCCTCGGCAGGCCACGCCAGGAAGCGGGAAGGCAATTTGTGCGGGCGGATGCCTGCATAGTGCCCACTGCGGCAAACGGCGGCGCGCAGGGTTTGCGGCTTGATGTGAAGGGCGGCGGCGGCCTGCTCAGTGCTATAGGTGCGGCAGGTGGTCGGGGTGGCTTGGGCTTGCATCGCGGGGGCTCCGTCGTTGGTGACGGTTCCCACGGTATGCAACGGAATTCATCGGCTCGGGCTAGCGTCCTTGGCTTCCCGTTGGCGTCCTTAGCGTCCTTCTGATGCGCCTCTTCAGGGCTGCCATAGTCAGCTTTTCGGGCTCGCCAGTCGTGCCCCTAATCCAAATCACGCCATCGCGGGCGGTCGCGGAAATGCAGCTATCCGCCCGGCCTGCTTTCGCCTTCAGCAGCGGCATAACCGTTGCAGCGGTCACGCACTTGCCTTCCCCCTCCAGCGCGGCCACCTCGTCGTCAATCTCAATTTGAATGGTATCGAAGCGGCTCCGCGTGCTTGCGCTGTTTGCCGGGCGGTCGGCGGTAGGCGCAGCCGTGCCACCTTGGCAAAACCTTGCTACCTGATGCGCTCCGGCGGACTCCAGCTCCGGCGGCCACGTCCTGCCCAAAGCGGTAGCTATGCACGTGGCCTCGTCGGTCGCAAGTCTTGCGTCATCGCTGCGCTCACCCGTCGCGGTGCGCAGTTCGTCAAGAAAACGCCGAACGGACTGATGCAGCGGCAGCTCCGTAGCGTCAGGGGGCTTGCGCCCATCAAGCCCTGCCGAAAGAGCGGCGCTCACGGCGCGCATGTATTCCGAGTGCATTGCGGCTTTCAAGCGTGCGGGGTCTTGCCCATGCACCAGCCCGGCCAGTTCAAATAGCGTCAGATGCTTCCTCAGGCGATACAGTCGCCAATCAGCCGGCGTTGCGGCGGTGTCCTCGTCCTTGTACATGATGCGGCGCGCTCCTTCGATGCGCTCCTTCGCTTGGGTGCCGCGCCAGCCGGGTGAAGGTGTCCCGGTTTTCTCCCCGTCGGGATAGGCGCGGCATGCTCGGTCAGCTTGCGTGCTCTTGCTTCGGCTCAAAGCGAATCACCAACCTCTGTCCGCAGGCGTCCGCGTACTTGCGCAGGGTCGCCAGGGACGGGGCGTGCTTCCGGCTGCCGATGCTGCCCTCGATGCGTGCCACGACAGGCTGCGACACCCCCATGCGCTCGGCAAGTTCGGTCTGCGTCAGGCCGGCGCGGGTGCGGGCGCGCAGCAGTTCGGCAAGGGCTGCAAACTCATCGGCCATGCCTTCGTAGGCTTCACGGAATGCCGGGTCGCGCTTGCCCGCTTCCTCTGCGAAGGTGCGTGGGTCGAAGGCGACTGGGTTGTATTTCTCACTCATGGGCGGACCTCCTTGATACGGCGGCGTGCGGTGTCCAATGCACGCTGCGGGGTTTGCTCGGTCTTCTTGATGAAGCCGTGCAGGATGACGACGCGCTTGCCGACGACAGTGCAGAACAAGGCGCGCCCGATGCCTTCCTGCCCCTTGGCGCGAATCTCGAACAGCCCATCACCCATTGCGCGGGTGTAGGGCATGCCCAGGTTTGGGCCGTGTTCGGTGATGCGTTCCGCAATCCGGGTGAAGCTGGCGAGAATGCCGCCGGGCCACTCCATCACCTCAGCTTCCACGGTTTTGTTGAAGAACTCGATGCGGTAGCTCATGGAGTGAATATAGCTTGCGTGTTATAAGTAATCAATGGGGGCAGCCAGTCATGCCACCGCGCGCTGCCCCAGGCGGACGACGTTCGAGGGCGTGCGCTCCGCTTGGCGGATGGCGTCTAGCCTCGCCTCCCAGGCCACCAGCGCGGCGCGCTTTTCGTCGGTGTATGCGTGCCGGTCGTAGTGCGCGGCCTGCACTCCGCTGATGCCGTGGGATAGCAATTGCGCGCGGGTGTCCTTGCTGATGCCCAGGCCGGCTAGCATCGTCTCCACGGTGCGGCGAATGTCGCGCAGGGTGAAGGGCTCGCCTGCCATGCTGGCGCAGACTTCGGCGGCGCGGTTGCTCACGGTCTCAGGGTTCATTGCCACGCGGCCATGCGTCGAGAAAAGCCAAAGGCCGGCCAGCTCGGGCGCTCGGCCTTCTGCCTTGGCGCGGTCTGTCTCTCGGGCCTTGGCGCGCTCCACAAGAGCGGCAACGAGGCCGGCGGCTTGGGGTGCCAGCGGTAACAGGTGTTCGCGCGGTTGCGTGCGCTTGCCCTTGCCATCCCACAGGCGAAGCGTTGTCGTGTCCTGGTCGAAGTCTCCCACCTTGGCGCGCAACAGTTGGGCCATGCGTTGCCCTCCCGCATACAGCGCCAGCAGCAAAGCCACGTCGGCAAGCTCGGGGCCGGCCTCGTGCCCGATGCGCAGCAGGTGCCCGATATAGGCGCGCAGTTCGCCAGCGGATAGCGTGCGTTCGCCTCGTTGGACGGCAATTGCCGGGATGACGTCCACCGGGTTGTGTTCGATGCCGAAAGGAATCAGGTCAGCAGGAAGGGCGGAATCGAAGGGCGCGCGCTTGGCGGTATTGAATGCGGCGCTCAAGTAGCTGCGCAGGACTCCGGCGGCGCGCTCCTTGCCGGCTTCCCTCACCTTGCGCACCAGCGCGGCGATTTGGTGCGGGGTCACGGCGCGGGCGGGGGTGTCGGCAATCTCCGCATGCTGGAACACATGGCACTTGAAGGCGGAACGGGTCGAGGCGGCGGACTTCGCTTTCCCGGCGCGCTCCAGGCGGGCTACATACGCATCGCACAGTGCGCGCAGGGTGTAGCGGGCCTGTCGGTCGGCTTCGCCCTTGGCGGCCTCTGCTGCGGCGCGGGCGGCCTCTGCTGCGGCGCGGGCGGCCTCTATCGCGGCCTGCTCGGCGGCTTCCTGCTCGCGGATGACTTCGCGCGGGTCCTTGCCATCGTCAATCAAGCTCTGCCACTCAATGGCTTTCCTTTTGGCCTCGGGGAAACCCTTGGGGGTTGCCTCTCCGATGGTGATGCGCACGTCCTTGTAATTCAGCGTCGAAACAAAGATGAACACCTTGCTGATGCCACCATGGGCGGGGCGCGCCCTTACCGCAAGATGGCTTTCGGTGTCGCGTAACCATGCCTCGCCGGTCGGCTTCCAGTTGGTGATGCGGGTTTCTGTCAGGCGCTCGCGCGGCATGTCGTTTCTCCCTTGGGCGCTTCTGGGTAGGAATTGGGTAGGAATAAACGACATTCTAGCGCATGCATCGACATACAACAAAGCCACGAAACCCTTGTTTGTCAATGAGTTGGCCGTTTAAATGCATACCGATGAACATGAAAAACCGGGTCGCATTGTGATTTGTAATCAGAAGGTCGTGGGTTCGATTCCTATTGCCGGCACCAGAATTTCCCAAGCGCTTGTGCGGAGCAAAAAGTTCTTGCTTTCTTGCCTTTCGCCGTTTATAGTTCTGTTTCTCCGACGCGGGGTGGAGCAGTCTGGCAGCTCGTCGGGCTCATAACCCGAAGGTCGCAGGTTCAAATCCTGCCCCCGCAACCAACGCTATTTGCAAAGCCCCGGCCAGTCCGGGGCTTTGCATTTCTGCCGTCAGCGCGCCGTCTTCAGGCACCAGCCTCACATCCCCGATGATCTGCCGCAGGGCCTCGCGCGCAGTGGCCACGTCCTCGACCGCCTCGAGGCTCCCCACCAGGTCGCGATAGATCTCGCGCGCCCGCGGCAGGATCTGCGCCGGCTCCCATCGCTCGATCGCTTGCAGTGTCTCGCGCGCAGCCTGCGCTTGCTGCTCGGCCTCTTCGAGGGCCTGCTTCGTGGTCGTGGTGATGATCCCGGCGCGGATCGCCGCCATCAAATTGTCGAGCTCCTTCTGCGCCTGGGCGAGCTGTCGCCGTGCGTGCGCCGGGTCGGGGCGCTCGGCCTTCAGCAGCGCCCGCGCCTCGGCCTCGAACGCCTTGTAGGCGTCGTCGCTCAGCAGCTCGGCCTTCACCCCGGCCAGCAGCACCTGCTCGATCGTCGTGCGCTTGACCTTGAGCGCGTTGCCACAGACGGATGGCCCGCGGTCCTTGTGCGCGGCGCAGCCGTATTGCGTGCGGCTGATGATGATGTACGCGCCACCGCACTCCCCGCACCGGAGCAGCCCCGAGAACAGATACTTCGGCCCGCTGCCGCCCGGTCCTTTTCCGCCGGCGCGCTTGGCCGCGGTGTCGCGCTTCTGCGAGCGGGCGCGCGTCTCGCACGCCTGCCATGTCGCCGGGTCGATGATTGCCAGCTCGGGCGACTCGACGATGACCCACTCGGAGCGCGGGCGCATCGTCCGCCGCCGTCGGCCGGTGGTCGGGTCTTTCACCCATGCGGTGCGGTTCCACACCTGGCGCCCGACATAGATCGGATTGCCGAGCATGCCCACGCCCTTGCTGTCGGGGTAGAGCGCAGAATGTGCCCATGTCCCGCCGCGGGGCGAGGGCACCCCCTGACGGTTGAGTTCGTCGGCGATCTGGCGGCAGGTGGCGCCGTCGCCGTAGCGCTCGAACACGTAGCGCACCCACTGGGCCTGCGCATCGTCGATCACGCGCTTGTAGCCCTGGCCGTCGTGCACGCTGCGGTAGCCGTAGGGCAGGCCGCCCGCGCTGTACCCGTCGAGCGCCTGGCCCATCAGCCCGCGGTGGGTCTTGGCGGCGAGCTCGTCGAGGTAGAGCTCGCCCATCAGCCCGCGCAGGCCGGCCTCGAGCTTGTACCCGCTGCGCGCAGTGTCCACGCCGTCGCTCACGCCGATCACGCGCACGCCCGCGTACTTCAAGCGGCGGATCGCCTGCGCGCTCTCGATGTGGTCTCGCGACAGGCGCGAGAGGTCGTCGACCAGCAACACGTCGACCAGCCCGGTCTCGGCCGCGGCGAGCATGGCCTGATAGCCCGGCCGATCGTTGCGCGCCCCGCTGATGGCCTGGTCCTGATAGACGGCCGGCGTCGGCCAGCCCATGCGGGTGCAGTAGGCCTCGACGTTGCGGAGCTGGTCGCGGATGCTGGCGTCGCGCTGGGCGTCGGACGAGAAGCGGAGGTAGCAGGCGGGGCGCATGGTAGGGGAGATTACTGCGCGCCGGGCGCGCTTTGAACGGGTCGATTTGAACGCTCGGGCTGCCCGCCTTGTCGGGCGGGCGTTTGCTGCCGCAAATGCCGGCGTACGGCTTGGCGGGCGAGCAGGCGGGCAAGGATGAGGTGGGCGGGGGTCATTGTCGTCATGGCGTCGGGTATCCGTCATGTAGCACGCCGTCGAGCAGGCGGCCGGCGGCCTTCTTGCGGCTCGCGTTGCCGCGGAGCGATCCTGTCTGAATCGGTCCTCCGGCCCGCTTGCGCGTCTCGCCGCGAATGAACCTGTATGCTCGCTGAAACGGTATGCCGAACTCGCCCGCAAGCGCGGTCGCGTCTTCCCCTGCGTCGTAACGAACGCGAATTTCTCGAACGACAGAGTCGCTCACCATCTTGTTGTGCTCTGCCGCATGCTCCGGCTTGGTAAGTAACTCCAGGTTCGAGAGCCTGTTGTCGGTCTTGTCCTCGTTTCTGTGATGAAGCACTTGTCCGCACTCAGGGGGCTGTCGTCCAGCGTTGAGCCACACGACCAGATGTTCGTAGGCATATCCATTCGGGTCTGCAAGCGGATGGTCGGCGCTGACTCGCACCTTGACGTAACCATGACTGCTGATGATCTTCTCGGTGTTCCAGCGGTAGTGCGCCGAGCCCGACGCCTTCCGGCCTTTCCCTCTGCCATCAGGCAACTGATCGACTGGGATTCCGAGCGTCTTTGCTCTGCGTTCACGTGTTGGCATGTGGATACTCCCTGACTTGTAGATCGGACGGAAACGCGGCAATGTCCTTGATCGCCCTCCCGCGTTCGCCTGACAACTGCTTCATGAAGAACGGCACGCCCGCCGAGGCACACTGATCTCGAAGCGAGCGAGCCCATTCAGGGTTCATCGGCCGCGCTTTCGAGCCGGATTCACCGCCGACGACGACCCAGTCAATCCCAAGCTCGTTGCTGATCCCTGTGTAGTCGCAGCGTGAGCAGCACTCATACCCACCCGTTTCCGGGTCCATGGTCACGTTCTCGGCATTCGGACAGGGCAGATAGGCCGGCGAGAGATCCACCGGGCCAAGTAGCGGCTCCGCGCTGATCCAGCGCACTGCGGCAGGCGTCTCAAGCAAATCAGGAATGCGCTCATCGGCAGTGGGCTGGTCTTCGATGCTTACCCCGAGCCAGACGTTTGGCAGGGGAAGACTTGCTATGGGCATGCCTTCGAACATGAGGGTGTAACCGAAGGATCGCGCGGCGCGGTCAAGCCGCTCGATGTCCAGCGCGTTCACGTAGCGACGCATGCGCTCCGAACGCTTCGTGAGCACCTGGAACGTGTGCTTCTTGGCCAGCGCCATGACGGCGAACACACAGTCAATGAACGCATCCGGCACATCGGGATGAAACAGGTCCGACATGGAGTTCACGAAGATCCTGCGTGGACGCCCCCACCGCAACGGCTGATCGAGCCGCTCAGGATGCGTAGCGACATCGGTGAACGCTCGACCGGCGTAGGATGGTAGATGCTGAAGACGCGCCCAGTCGCGCTCGGCATAACAGTGCTTGCAGCCCTGCGAAACCTTGGTGCAGCCCGTGACCGGGTTCCAGGTGGCGTCAGTCCATTCGATTTCAGTCTTGCCGGACATCACGCGCCCTCCTGATCCTCGCCGCCACCATCCGGTCCAGCCGCTCGATCTCGGCGAGGATCAGGGCTGCTGCCTTCACGAGATCACGGCGGCGGTTGGTCGGCTTCCACCACGACTCGTTCCACGGCCACACTTCGATGTCGGCCACATCTCCCTCGATCATCAGATTCCGATCCCCAACCGCGTAACAAGCCGCGGCAGCCGCAAGACCCTCTGCGTGCCTGTCATCGTGCTCCGGCGTCCAGCCTTCGACCTCGATCTGCCGGCGACGCTCGGCGAGCACGTCACGGAAAGCCCCTGCGCGCGTGTCGCCCACATGTCCGCTGCCGCCACAGGCAGGGCAATCGAGGTGCGCATAGTCCTCTGAGTTAGCGTCGCCGTAGTTCAAGAAGGCGATGCCGCCGCCGGGCATCTCCGCAACGATTGCATGCCGATTTTGAGCATTACGGATCGCAGCTAGGTCTTCGGGAGATGGGCTCCAGCGCGTAGGCTTCTGCCCCTTAAGTGCATCGATCTGCCGGCGACGCTCGTTGGCGATCGCGGTCACGCCAGGCGTGTAGCTCTGTTCGGGCAGCACTTTGTTATCGCCGTGCACAATGGCGCGGTGCATACGGTGGATCGTGCCCTCTGGAAGGCCGGTGGTCTGGCGCAAGAAGTTGAGTACATCTTGATGGTCCTCGTCGGCGCCGTCGCCTTCGAGTAGCCCCTTGATTTTTTCGTTGATGAGCCAGAGTGGGGCGTCGTCGTCCAGGATGTCGCTCACGGATGGGGTGCTCATGCCGTCGCTCCTTCCAGCATGTCCAGGGTCTTCGGGCAGCGGTAGGCGGGCGGTTCGTCGGCGGGGTTCCCCTTTCCTCCGGCCGCGGCCACGCGGCCGCTGGTCTTTGCTTTTCCCTTCGCTTTTCTCGCCGCGTCAGCGGCCTGGCCCTTGGGTTTCGCCGGCTTCACGGCGCGCGCCGGCGCAGCCTGTTTCGCGCGGCTGGCCGGTTTGGCCTTCTGGGTTTGGGCGGGATCGTCGCTGGCCGGCGCAGCCTGTTCGGGGGTAGAAACGCCTTCAGGCGCGAGTTCGAGCGCGATCGCCGGGATGTAGTGGCGGCGCGTCCCGTCCTGGAACAGCACATCATAGCCATCGCCGCCGGCGGTGCCCTGGATCGTTCCTGGGGTGTCATCGGCATTGATCGGGGTGCCGTTGTCCCAGCAAGCGCCGGGCCGGATCCTCACGCGCTGGCCAGCCTCGAACGTCGGCGCGGGGCACTCGCCCGCCGGCGCAGCCTGGGGAGGGGTAGGCGCTGTTTTCTCCGCCGCGGGCTGGCCCGCCATCGATGCCCGAATCCTGTCGACGTTCAGTCCGGCCCGCTCGGCCGCCGCGGTCAGGGGCGCCGGTGTGGCGATGTCGTCCGTGTACGTGGGCACGTCAAGGGTGCTCACCAGCGCCAGATCGAGCAGCAACAGCATGAGCTGGTGCGCATTGGCCTCGTCGATCATCTCCGTTAGCCGCCGGCAGCGGCGGTAGTCCTCGTCCTGGTACTCGGAATCCCCGGGTCCGCGTGCAGGCGCGTCGGGCACGTACATGCGCGCGAGGATCTTGCTCGTCTCACTCCCGCGCGCGGCAAAGAACTGGCGGGCGATCAGCGCCAGGTCGTCGCGGCACAGGGCGGGCTTGGGCGTGGTGGCGGCGTTCAGCTGCGTCCGCGCGGCCGCGTGGTGCGCGTCGAACAATGCGCGGCGGAACTGTTTCTCGACCTTGCGCGCCTTCTCGCGTGCCAGGTCGCGCGGGTCCCGGTTGCTCTTGCTCGGCTGGATGCCGGCGGCCTTGAGCGCCTCGCTCAGATCCTGCTTGGCCACCATGGGCACGAGCGTGCCCTTGCGGTGGTCCTCGATCATCACGACCGGCACCTCCTGCCCCTTGATGGCCTTGCGGGCGGTCTGGAGCCGGCCGCCGTAGTAGTCCTTCTCGTCCAGGACCACATAGCTGCCGGCGGTGGCGCCGTAGATGCCATGCGGGGCGATCTTCTTGGCGGCCTCGCCGGTGATGACCTTGTGCCCGTCCTCCCGCGCGCGCGCCGCGGCCTGGCCCAAGTGCGCGCGGCGCTTGTCCGCGTAGCAGCTGGGGTCTGTGCAGACGTCTGGATCGATCCCCGGGTACGCCTCGGGGTCATTGCCGGTGCGCTTGGGGCAGTCGACGCAGGTCACCAGCCCGAGCGGGCCTTTGCCCCCGATGCCGGTTTCGACCGTGATCACGTAGTGCGCGTCGCGGCCGAACGGCGCTTTGGACAGGTCGAGCATGTAGCGGTGCTGGATGTGGGCCGCCGCCTGGCGCGCCGACATCGGCCCCTCGAAATGCCCCTCGCGGAGGATCTCCTGCGCGGCCTGCACCTGCAGCGCAGGCACGGGGATGCGGGCCAGGAGCAGGGCGCGCGAAGCGTCGAGCTTGCCGTCCCGATAGAACTGCCTGGCCTCCGCGCACAGCGCGGTCAGCTTGAGTCGTGCGTAGATGTACGCCCGGCTCTTGCCCACCTTGTCGGCCAGCTCGTCGGCGCTGTAGCCGTGGTCGCGCATCATCAGCTGGTAGCCCTCGGCCTCTTCCAGCTCGGTCACGTCGCGCCGTTGCAGGTTCTCCACGATCTGCGCCTCGAGCACCTGGCGGGTGGTGAGCGGGCGCACCAGCGCCGGAATGGTGGCGAGGCCTGCGAGCAGCGATGCGCGGTAGCGACGCTCACCGGCGACGATCTCGTACAGCGGCCGCGCGTCGCGCCCCTCGGGGGCGGGGTAGTCGTCCGGCCAGGGGCGGATGAGGATCGGCTGCATCACGCCCTGTGCCTTGATCGACTCGGCCAGGCCCTCGAGGTCGGCAAAGGTCTTGCGCGGGTTCGTGGGGCTGGGGGCGAGATGCTCCAGGCGCATAAACTGGAAGAAGTCGTGCGGGCTCATGCTTGTGCTCCTTTGCGGGCAGACGATTTGCGCTCCTCATGGGCGGCGCGCTCTGCGATGCGCTGCGCGGCCGCGGCGGCGATGTCGGCCAGCAACGAGGTTTTGAGCGCCGTGGCGGGGTCGCGCAGGATGCGCGGGGCTTCGCGCCAGGGGAACACGCAAGCGTCGCGCTCGATCGGCTGGATCGAGGGCTTGTCGCCGTCGATCGCGAGGAGGTAGCGCGGGCGGAACGCGGCGTGCTCGCCGCCGGCCATGAAGTGCCGGAACAGGTCGATCTGGATCGAGGCGCAGAACACCGCCGACGCCATCCAGGCGGAGCGATAGGCGGGGTCGTGGGGGTCGGCGGCGATGGCGGGCTGCGCTGCGGTGCCCGGTTGCGTCGTGGCCGCGTACTGCCCGGTCCTCCTGATCGCCGGCAGCACCTCGCTGGTAACCCACTTGCGGAAGGGTCGGGCCTCGGGCTTCCGGGACTTGAGCACGGCGTGGTACAGGCCGGACTCGTTGATGATGATGACCGTGTTGTCCTGCTCGGATGTGGCGCCGTGCTGGTTCGTGGTGACGGTCGGCACAATGTGCCGACCGGCTTCGTCCTCGTCGAGCATGCGGGTCATATCCTTGGCTTCGGGATAGCCGAGCGCCTTGGCGACATCGGACGCGACGAACCACACCTCGCCTTTGAGGACGAGGGTGCGGACTGCGGTGCTGCGGAAATTGAAGATGGTGGGCGCGGTCGCGCCTTGGGCGGTGTGTGCCATGGTGATGTGCTTCCTTCGGTTCGTAGAACGAACCGCCGGCCGAGCTCTCACCCTCGGGCGGCGGCATCCGAGCGGGGTTGAGAGACCGGGGAAGCACCGGCGAGCCTTTCGGCTCCCCCGCCCGGTGCCGCCATAAAGGGCGGACACACCAAGGCACGAAAAAAGCCGCAAGGCATGCGCTGTGCGGCTTCTCGCCGCTTCCTTCGGGCTCTCACCCCCGGTCGCCGGTTGTTTGCCAGCGACGAGCGAAGGATAGGTCCGCGCGGCGTAAACGGTCAAGGACATCATGCGTGCGGCCTCAGTGAAAATTCGCCGCCTTGCACACCATGGCGCGCAGCGCGCCGATGTCGCGACGGCGGCCGACGAAGGTGTTGCGGGGCGAGGTTCCGCGGTACAGCAGATAGGTGGTGATGCCCCGCGTGTCTTGCCGCTCGACCACGAAGAGGCCGTGGTCGCGGGCGATCTGCTTGGCTTCCTTCAATTGCTGCAGCGGGGAGTGGCGGCGGGTCATGGCGCGGTCTCCGTCAAGCCGAGTTGCTCGGCGTGGTTGGCAATGAGCTGGGTTTTGACGATCGCGCCGACGGCGTACAGGTCCATCCGCCGGTAGGCGCGCTTGCACGTGTCGACCAGGGTCTGCGCCTGGGCAACCAGTTCGGGCGGAATAGGAATGCCATAGCGCAGGCGCGCGACAATCTTGCGCATCGGCTCGAGCTCGAGCTGCAGGCCGTAGCGGGCGTCGATGCGCTCCCACAGCGCGATCCATCCTGCGAGCGCTTCGGGGATCTCGTACCAGACGCCGTCCTGTGGGTTGAGGAACACCGCGGCGCCCTGCAGCTCGTGGATCCATCCGTCGGCGAGCCGCGCGAGCATGGCGTCCACCGCGCCGAAGGCCTTGAGCATGTCCACGAACGTGGGCCGCATGATGCGACGGCGCCTCATGCCGGCTCGAAGACCACGCGCCGCGCGGCCGTCCCCACCGGGATCAGGGCGCAGATCTTGGCCACTTCGCAGTTGCCGAACTCGACCTCCTTTCTGGCCAGTCGCTTCGCTTCGTCCAGCGCCGCTGCGCTGCCTAGCCAGGTGAGATCGCGCAGGTCGAACTCGAACGCGAAATCGGTGAATTCGCCCGTACGCGTCGCCGGCACCACGGCATAGCCGACCGCCTCTGCCGTGCCGGTGTGCGTGCGCAGGTGCTCGGCCTCGTTGCGCGCGCTCTGCAGCAGGTGCTCGAGCTTCTCGGCCAGCGCCGTCTTGTTGTCCAGTTCGCGTTGCAGCGCCTCGGCGCGTTCGCGCACCACGGCCAGCTCGCCCTCGGCCGTGTGGCGCTGGATCTCGGCCGTTGAGATTATCGTGACCGCCTCGTCGATCGTCACTGCCGCGCGCTGGGCGCACTCGACCTCGTCCAGGTCGCTCGGGTCGATCTCTCCGCACACCCGCTCGGCCAGCGCATCGTGCACCTGAACGAGCGCGAGGGCGCGGCGGTCGTGCTCGGCCATGATCGAGCGCGCCCGTTCGGGCAGCTTGGGCAGCGCCACCTTTTGCGCACCCAGCGCGGTGGCGATCTCGCCGAGCAGGATGCGCTCCCGGTTCTGCGTAGCCTTCTTGGCCGCCGCACCTTGGCGCGCCTTCCCAGCAGTCAAGGAATCCTTGACTGCTGC